TTGGAGGCAGGAGGATACCAAGAAAAGGTTCAGCAAATGACATTGAACTTATGGCATACTATCAGAAAAGCGAACATCTTCACGAGTATAAGTTTAAATAGTATATTTGCAAAAATCCAATTATGAAAGTTCGCAAAAGGTTGTATGATTCAGAAGCATTAGCATTAGGTTTAACTTTAAATAAGAAGTTACCAAGTGAACTGCAATCTCGTTATTACTTAGAGGAAGAAGTTTATAAAGATATCCTGAGAAAAAGAATAGAGCCAAATCCACGAAAATTCGTCAATACTCAAAACAAAATTGACAAAAACGGAAACGTAATTTCATCGGTTGAAAAGCTGCAAAGCGAAGCAATAGACATTCCTGATAATTTTGAAGTAATAAAAATATCTACTTCCAAGACCACAGGTCAGCAATGGATACAGTACGCTGCAAAGCAGGAGAAAGAAGAAGTAAAAGACTTTGACTTTGAAGGAATCGTAAAGAAGCACATAAAAAGATTAGATAGGTTAGTTGTGCCAATCATTGACAAAGCATCAGACTTTGACAGGCTTGTTATATCAGACGTTCATATTGGAATGGAAACTAATAAATATGACAATTCAATGTATGCGGTTAAATGGAACAAAGAAGAGGTTCTTAAAGACTGCACAAGAATAGCTGAGGCAACTATAAAAGAAAGGCAATCTAACTTCATAGTTGTAGATGATTATGGCGATTTGATGGATGGGTTTGATGGCAAAACCACAAGAGGCGGTCACGAACTTCCTCAGAATATGACTAACGAAGAAGCATTTGATACTGCCGTTGAATTTAAGATTAAGCTGATTGAACCATTACTTGCTCATTATAGCAGAGTTGAGGTAAACAATATCTGCAACGATAACCATTCAGGAGCGTTTGGATACTTCGTGAACAAAACTATGAAGCAGATTCTTGAACTAAAATATGACAATGTAAAGGTCACGAATCACAGGAAGTTTATCAATCACTATTTCATCGGTAATATTTGCTTTGTAATTAGTCACGGAAAGGATGACAAGAGTTTAAAGTTTGGATTTAAGCCACAACTTAAACCTGATTCAATTGAGAAGATAGACCAATACTGTAAGAACAATGGCATTTACAAAACTGCTGAACTTGTTATTTTCTGCAAGGGGGATAGTCATCAGGCATTATTTGATATGTGCAGCAGCGATGATTTCTATTATTTTAATTATCCTGCACTAAGTCCATCTTCGCAATGGGTACAGAACAACTTTAAAAAAGGCAGGAGAGGTTTCTTTTTGGAATCTTACAAAGACCTTGACGTATATTTAAAACCTAAATTCATAAAATGAAAGACGATATTAAAACCTTTATCCATTACTTGGATAAGCTAAAAACAAGAAAAGAAATCTATTTCAAGTACTTTGAAAGTCCTGTGGTTGTGACTGTAAAAGATAAAGAAGATGGGGTTGACTACCTTGAAAAATTTTACCAAAAAGAAATGGAAAGGCTTGATAGCTTTAGAGCAGATTTAGACAGGTTCAAGAATGAAATGTAAGAACTGCAAAGATAAGTTTGAACCGAAATGGTTTAATTGGAAGTATTGTGACAAAGACCTTTGCCATAATTTAGGGGTTAAGGAACTTGTAAAGAAAGAACGAGAAAAGAAAGCGAAGCAGGAACGCAAGGAAAAGAAGAAAGCAAAGGAAGCACTATTGACCCATAGGGATTACCTGAAGATATTTCAGACAGTATTCAATACTTATATAAGGTTAAGAGATAAAGACCTTCCTTGTATATCTTGCGGTAAGAATAACAACAAACAATTTCACGCAGGGCATTATCGGTCAGTTGGCAGTTGTCCTGAACTTAGATTTGAGGAATTAAATGTTTGGCGGCAATGTGCAACCTGCAACACTTACCTGCACGGCAACTTAATTGAATACCGAAAAGAGTTGATTAATCGCATAGGGGTTGAGAAGGTAGAATGGTTAGAAGGATACCAACCAAGTAATAAAATGCTGATACCTGAAATAAAAGAAAAGATAAAACAATATAAAGCAAAGATAAACAGTTTAAAATAGTATATTTGTACGATGGAAAAAGAAAAGAAAGCACAACCAAATGTTGTATTAACGATGCCTGAGGCTGAGAAGAAAATAGCACGTCAAAGAAGTATTGAAATTTATGACGATTACCGAAGCCTGTCAAAGTACATTCGTGACTTGATTGCTTATGACGCTAAACACAAAATTCTGTAAATTTGTATAATGGTAGACCACGATGTTCTTTTTGATTTATATCTTGAAAACACTATCTACTTTTATAATGACAAAGAAGAAGAAATAGGATGCTTAGTGATACTGCACATAACTCAACAGAATTGAAAGAAGAAGAATCAGAATACACTTTTATTTATTGGAACTAATGTGGATTTTAAACATAATAATAGTTGCAGCAATAATTGTTTTAATTGCTCTTACAGGTTTTGTATTTAGTTTAATTATTATTTACAACGCTTATGGTGGTAAACCTGATGATAAGTTGACTCAGGAGCAGATTGATGAAATCTTAAAAAGAACTTAGCGATGAACAAAACGGAACAACATAAAAAGGCAATCATTGAAGCGTTGGAGCAATCGCTTGGAATCGTCACAACTGCTTGTAAAAAGGTTGGAGTTGGTAGAACTACTTTCTACGGATGGTTAAAAGATGACGAAGATTTTGCAAAGCAGGTAAAGGATATTGAAAACGTAGCTTTAGACTTTGCAGAAACGCAATTGCATCAGCAGATAAAAGACAATGTTCCGACATCAACGATTTTCTACCTAAAAACGAAAGGCAAGAAAAGGGGATACATTGAAAGGATGGAAACAGAAAATACTAACAAGAATCTTGACCTATCCAATCTAACTGACGAAGAACTTGAGGTACGTTTAAAGCAGGCAAAAAGAGTAACTGATGGCTAACCTTGAAGAAGTAATAATTGAGGAGGAAATTGCAAGGAGAAAAGCACGAACTAACCTAAAGGATTACACAAGCTACACAACAACAGATTTTGAATGGCAACCATATCATAAAGTCTATTACGAAATTTTAGATAGGTTTGCAAAGGGCAAGATTAAGAAGCTGATGGTATCAATGCCTCCGCAACACGGAAAATCAGAAGGTAGCACAAGGCGGTTGCCTTCTTTTATGTTTGGCTTGAATCCTAATTTAAGACTTGCAGTCACTTCCTACAACGCAACCATAGCAAGAAAATTCAATAGGGATAATCAAAGGATTATTGATACCCCTGAATACGCTGCTTTATTTCCTGACACAAAATTAAATTCAAGCAATGTTGTAACAGTTGCAAGTTCATTCTTGAGGAACTCAGAAGAGTTTGAAATTGTAAACCACAAAGGAATGCTCAAGGCAGTTGGTAGAGGCGGAGCATTAACTTCCATCACTTTGGATTGTGTCATTATGGATGACCTTTACAAGGATTATCAGGAAGGTTCTTCTCCTGTAATTCGTGAATCAGCTTGGGATTGGTACACTTCAGTAGTTAAGACGAGGCTACACAATAACAGTCAGCAGCTAATTGTCTTTACAAGATGGCACGAAGAAGATGTAATTGGAAGAATTGAGGAGAACGAAAAGGTAAATGTAATCACTTCCTTAGATGACTTAGATTCATATAATCCTAATGAATGGGTTAAACTAAACTTTGAAGCCATTAAAACAAGCGAAAAGACTTCTATTGATGAAAGAGCAGTTGGGGAAGCGTTATGGGAAAACAGACATTCAATTGAAAAGCTAACTGAGGAACGCAGGATTGACCCAAACAAATTTGAATGTTTGCATCAGGGTAACCCAACAAGTAAAGAAGGATTGCTTTACTCAGGAGAATGGCGAACCTATGACCACATACCTGAGAACGTAAGTAAGAAAGGAAACTATACTGATACGGCTGATGCAGGTGCTGATTACCTTTGTTCTGTTTGTTACGATAGGGTTGGCGATGACATCTACATAACCGACATTCTTTATACGATGGATTCAATGGAAGCCACAGAAGTAATGTTGCCAAAGATGCTGAATGATGCAGGAACAAAACAAGCAGACTTTGAAAGTAATAACGGAGGAAGGTACTTTGCGATTAACATACAAAAGAACACCAAAGCTGCAATCAATAGCTTTCATCAGTCAATGAACAAAGAAGCAAGGATTGTATCCAACTCTGCACAAGTCCAAAGACACATTCTATTTCCAAAGGATTGGCATAATAGGTGGGGGATGTTTTGGAAGCATCTTACAGGCTTTAAAAAGAACTTTAGAGCGAATGCTCACGATGATGCAGCAGATGTCCTTACAGGCATTATAGAAAAGAATATAGTATTTAAAACACCAAAGCAACCGAAATATGATAATGAAAATTCCAAGTTCATCAAGGGAGATTCCACAGGCTTTAATGCAGCAACTTGGAACTCAGAACGAAACGGAGCAGGTAGCGACTTTTTTTAAACACATAAAAATAAAAAAAGAAAAGTTTAGCGATGTAGATGCTTTATCAGTATTGCTGACCTTTTATACCTTAATCTCAAATGAGGACATAGGCGAAGCACCTGCAAAGATAACCTACAACCGAACTAATTACTTTGCTCCTGATGACCTGCTTGATATTCCATTAAAATTTTTGATTGAGTTAATAAACATAGATGTAAACTATGAAACCAATGAGTTTCTTTATGCTTTAACTGCTTTAATTTATAGAAAGGATTGGACAAAACCATTTAGCAAAAAAGAATATTTTGAAATGCAACCTATCTTTTACGATGCACCATTCATTTTTTCGTTATGGAGTACCAAACTCTTTAATCAAATTATTGTAACTTTGCAAGATAATTACCCAATTTTATATAAAGGGGAGCAAGGAGCAGAAGAAAGTGATGGAAGAAAGTTGTATGGATTGCTAAAATTATTAGCAAATGATGATGCGACTAAAATGGAGAAAGCTGAACAAATGCCAATTTGGAGAGCGTTCACTTGGATTGAACAAACAAAAATTAATGAAATAAACCAAAAGAATGCAGACGTCAATCAAACAAATAATAGAAAACATTAAGGTAGTTGTTAAAACCAACTTCACAGAAATCAATTATGTAGACTTTGAGAAATACGCAGATAAAGGACTTGATAAAACAGGGGTTCGTTTGGTTTATTCCTTAGCAGATACAATGACCTTTAACTTACAGGTTGACACCTTTGCTTTGAAGTTTGAAATGCTTGACCTAATCAACACAATTGGAAATGAAGATGAACGCAGAAAGGAAGTAATTTCTGACTGCTTTGGCATAGCTTCAATGTTTGTTGACTACCTTAAAAGATACGGATATTATTTTCCTGATAGCATTGCAGTAACCACAGTTCACAAAAGGTATAAAGACGGATTAGGTGGAGTAGAATTTACCATAAACTTTGACCTTCAAAAAACCTGCTTAATTTAATGGAAGAACTAAAAAAGGCATTACAGAAATATGCTAATGATTCTATAAAACAAGCAAGGAGCAATTTGAACTTGACAGGTTTTGCAGGTAAAAAAAGAAAGACTAACAATACAGGAGATTTAAGCAAAGGGTTGGGTTATGACTTAAAACAAAACAACAAAGGATTCAATTTAGAATTTACTACAAAAGAAATGTATGGCATTTTTATAGAGAAAGGAGTTAACGGATGGATGAAGTCACAGAAAGCACCTTTTAAATTCAAGAAGAAAAACCTTGCAAAGGGGGTAATGGAAGAATATATTAAAACTTCCAAAATGCGTTTGAAGAAAATATTTGTAAATAAGTCAGGTCAAAAAGTTTCTCAATTTGTAGCAAAGACTCCTGCGAATATAAAGGCAGCAGCTTTTATGATGGGAAGAGCAATTGCAAGGGATGGAATTATAAGAACTAATTTTATGAGCAAGGCAAGTGATAGAGCATTTAAAGAAAACAAACAATCTTTAGAAAAAGCAATGGCAATAGATATGGCTTTTGATATAGGGAACACACTTAAAAAACAAGGTTTCATAGTAACAGAAAAATCAACCTAAATGGCAACAGTAGCAACTTACACAAACACCAATCCTGACATTGGAATTTATGGACTTTACAATCCTTTTGCAGTAATAATTTCAAACGATGGAGCAGCAAGAGCAAACCTGACATTTAGAATTAGGGTTTCAATAGATGGCATAGCAGACACAGAAGTTGTAAGAGATGTTACACCAATTGGTCAAGCAGTAGTTGTAGAGCCTTTTAAATTGTTGCAGGATACGTTCTTTGAATCAAACTTTGACTTCCTTGCATTATCGCCTAATTCGTTTAACTTAGTAAAGATTGAGGTTGGTCAATCAAGTTCACCAACTGTTGTTCCTCCTGCTGAAGGTGACCCTGTTCCCCCAACATTTCAAGGTTATGTATCTGCTCAGGAGAAATCTTTTTACGTTTACAACGGATATGAGAATCAACCTGTGGCAATCAATTACAGAGATTTTTATTGGTATAATTTTGAGCCAATCAAACTACCAAAGATAAAGCAGGATATTTCATTGCTTACAAATGACACAGAAAACCTTTCTTATCCAAATCAATTTAGGGGGTTTTACGATAGCACAGATTCAATATTAACTGCTACAAATGTCATCACTACATTCCACAGATTAAATGGTTCGGAAATTACAGGAACTGCAACAGATGTAGCAATTGGAGAACCTACTGCGATAGGATATGCAAGGCAGAATCTAAATTTACTTGATGCTTCAATTCCTGCGGCTGCGTCATCTTGGAAGATACTAATACGTTATACAAGTGAAGAAGATGTAACATTTGATTCTGAAATAATAACAGTAAGAAGACAGGATTGCAATCCGAAACAAAGCAACCACAGATTGTATTGGGTTAACAGATACGGAGGTGATGAATACCAAAACTTTACAATGCTATCTGAACAAAGTTTAAATATAACGAAGGGTAAGCGGATTCAAAGTGATGGCATAAACTACAAAGCCACAACATTCACAGATATTCAAAACATCAATAACCCTAACATTCAGGAGTTCGGTAATTCAGCGACAAGAAACATTGTTTTACGAAGCGATTACCTTTCACAAATTGAGGTTGATGCTTTGGCAGAATTATACAAGTCAGCTATTGTGGTAATGTTTGACGATGATGGAACGCATCCGATGGTTGTAACAACTACAAGCTACCGAATAGTCAGCGTTCAACAGGAACTTTACAAGGTAGAGGTAAACCTACAATATGCTAATAACGAATTAATGCAGATTCAGTAAATGGTAGTAACTATAATATTAGACATAGACGGAGTTTCTCACGTTTGCAGAACCTTTGAAAATGAAAGCATACAGATTAACAAGTTAGTTGCTTCAATTGATAACTTAGGAAGTCAGGGAACAATTACAAGGCAGTCATTTAGGCTTCCGCTTATTGGTGGATTGTTAGAAGCAATAGGCGATGTTACTGACCCATCACAATCAGCAAAGGTAAACTTGAACAAATCTATAAAAGGCAGGATTTTAGTTGATGGATTTGAAAGGTTCTTTGGAAGTTTCTTTGTGGTAAACACAACCAAAGGCGATAGCAAAGAAGTAGAAATGATATTTCAAGGAAATGAAACTGACTTAAAAGCTACTTTGTCAAACATCACGATGGCTGAGTTATGTGATGGTGAAACTTTAGGTTATAACTTTACAACCTTATCTGCTTATTTTGCTAATCCGCATCAATACCAAAAAGATAACGGATACCTTTTTCCTGTAATAGACTATGGAGATAAGTTTACTTACGACACAAGCGCATCTGTTGGTGTAGTGGTTGATTTATTTGAAACTAACTTTAAGCCTGCTATAACCTTACAGAAGTTGTTTGAGTTGATGCCAATCAACATTACAGTAAACAATATGGAGCAGATAATGCACCAATCTATTTTGCTGCACAATAGCAAGGAAAGAATACCTACAACTAACACAAGCCAATTTGATAACACAGGTTACATTGAAAGAACAACCGATTTATCTGCATCAACACCTTTTACTAATTATATAATTCCTTTAGATGGTAAGACTGTTTACAATTCTGCAAACGCTTCTATTTTTGATATTAGCGACCAAGCAGACTGCAAGTACATTATTCCTCAGCGTGAATATAATGGCTATTCTTTTAGGGTTGATGGGGAT